GAACCCAGATTGGATATCGGTTATTTCAGAGATACAACCTTATACCGAAATATTAGAACCCAAGCAATTATATCTAGCACTAATTGGTATTATCCCAAAAGGAAAATATTACCTTAGATATGTAAAGGGTAAGAAAGAGGATACCTACGAAAAATGGTTGGTTGAATTAGTTACAAAGGATTATCAATGTTCTACAAAACAAGCAGAAGAGTATTTGGAAATCTTATATTCAACAAAAGAGGGTAGAGAACATATTAAGTATACTTGTGAGAAATATGGTATAGAAACCAAAGAAATTACAAAATTAAAATTAAAAGTATAATGAGTGATACTATTTGTATATTACCATTTGTTCATTTATATTCAGAACCAAAGGGTGAAATGAAACCCTGCTGTATTGCAGGTGGATTTGATGACCCATTAAATTTAAAAAAACTATCAATCGAAGAAGCATTCAATTCACCTCAAATGAAAGAATTGCGTAAAGATATGGTAGATGGTAAACGCAATAAAGTATGTGATGTTTGTTATAAAAAGGAAGATTTAAATGGTCATTCGCCTCGTACTGATTTTAATAAAAATAATTTATGGAAATATCCTGAAATTAAAGAAGATTATTCAGTTGATTCACAGTTTCAACATATAGATATACGTTTTTCAAATCTATGTAATTTTAAATGTAGAATGTGTAATCATGATTTTTCATCTAATTGGTTTGAAGATTCAAGTAAAATACGACCGCATTCCGTTACAGGTCGAACTAAAGTAATGAAAGTTTCGGATACAATTGTAGAAGACCTAATTCCACATTTAAGTAATATTAAAAGTTTCTATTTTGCAGGCGGAGAACCCCTAATCATGCCAGAACATTATAAGGTATTAAAATATCTTTATGATACCATGCCAATAATAGAACAGCCGTGGGGTAAAAAACGACCATTGAGTATTCACTATAATACAAACCTATCAGTAATTACATATGATGAAAATAGTTTAATTGAATTATGGAAAGGATTTGATAGAGTATTCCTATCCATATCATGTGATGGAGTTGGAGAAGTTGGTACATATCAAAGAACGGGATTTTTACACGATAGATTTATTGAAAATTTACAAACAATAAAAAAATATTTTAGACCCCAAACTCCTGGTGCTGGTGGACTTGGATTAATGTATAATTTTCAATATACCACTACTATATGGAACGTATATCATATATTTGATTTTATAAAATTCATGCAAAAAAATAATTTTATAGAAACATCAGAACAAATTGATTTATATTATGCTTGGAATCCTAGTTATGCATCTCTAAATAATTTACCAAAATCCGAAAAAGAAAGGGTAATTAAATTTTTAAATGATGGTATACGAGAAATTCATATGGAAATGTCTAAATTAGGTAATGCCAGTATTTCTACAAAAACAATAAATGAAATAAAGGATTTGATTAAATTTATCGATTCATCACCTCATTCTGAATATGCAATTGGTGATATGTATCATTATACGACTGAACTGGATAAGATGAATAATACCGATGTTACTAAATTAAATGGTGTAGATTTTAATAAAATTAAGTTAGAAATAACATCCCAAATAGTTGGTAATATCGAATAATTTTCGTATCTTTATAGTATAAAAAAAGAAATAATGGCAAGAGTAAGTTATAGTCAATACGGAATGTGGACAGGTTGTCAACAACAATTTAAACTGAGTTACATAGATAAGTTAGGTGAATCATCTGCAAATATCCATACAATCTTTGGTTCGGCAATGCACGAAACCATTCAACACTTTCTTTCCGTTATGTACGGAGTTTCCAAAAAACAGGCACTTCTATTAGATGTAGAGGGAATGTTAAAGGAAAAGTTAGTAGAACATTTTACTACTGAAAAGGCTAAAATGACCGAAGGTACTCCATGTACTCAAATCGAATTAGAAGAATTCTTTGGTGATGGTAGACAAATCCTACATTATTTTAAAACTAAGTTAGATAAACTTTATACTAAAAGTGGATTCGAATTAGTTTCAATTGAGTTACCCCTAAATGCAGAAGTAAGACCAGGAGTTAATTTTGTTGGCTTTATTGATATCGTATTGAAGGAAGTATCAAGTGGTAAAATTATTATCATTGATTTAAAAACATCAACACGAGGTTGGAATCAATACCAAAAAGCAGATAAGGTTAAAACATCTCAAATGCTTTTGTATAAGAAGTTTTACTCAGAAAAATATAATGTTCCATTAGATAAGATTGAGGTTGAATACCAAATTCTAAAAAGAAAGATATCAGATACTACTGAATTCACAATACCACGTATATCTAAGTTTGTTCCTGCCAATGGGAAACCATCAGTCAATGCAGCTTGGAAGGGATTTATGGAGTTTGTTGATTCCGTATATGATGAAGTAGGTGCAGTAAAACAAGTTGATTTTCCTACCAATAAATCAAAAGCTTGTGATTGGTGCGAATTCAAATCCAGAAAAATTTGTTCTATTTGGCAGTAATTTTTTTCTCTTTTATATATTTTTATATATTTATACATAATAAATAATACATAAAAGGAGAGAGTTATGACAAACACCAAACTGACTACGGTCAAAATCGTAAAAGATGTTTATTCAAAATTCAAACAAATATCGTTTGAATCAAACATCACATTACAAAAATTAGTTAATCGTTCTTTAAACAAATATATTGAAGACGAATCTTTTAGAACTCAAATTAATGAGTATTCAGAATTACAGGCAAGTGGTTCACAATTTTAATTTTTAATTTTAAGTAAATGACAGAAGTAAGAAAGAAAAAGAAAATTCTTTTATTATCCGATGATTTTAGAATGTCCTCTGGTATAGCAACTGTATCAAAAGAATTAATTTTTGGTACATTGGATAAATACGATTGGGTACAATTGGGTGCAGCAATAGAACATCCTGAAAAAGGTAAAGAAATTGATTTGGGTGATGATGCTAGAAAAATTAGTGGTGTATTTGATGCTTCAGTTAAAATCATTCCGTGGAGTGGTTATGGTGATGCTGATATTTTACGCGAGTTAATAATGAGACATCAACCTGATGCAATTCTACACTTTACCGACCCTCGTTATTGGAGATGGTTGTATGATATGGAAGCAGAATTACGTGAAAACGTACCTATTTTCTTTTATCATATTTGGGATGATTTACCAGACCCTCAATACAATAGAGATTACTATGAGAGTTGTGATTGGTTAGGATGTATTTCTAAACAAACATATGGTATTGTACGAAGAGTAGGACAACGAACCGATTCACCAACATTCAAACCCCTTGAAGATTGGCAAGTATCCTATGTACCACATGGTATCAACTCAACTGCGTTTAAACCCGCTGAAGTACCTGATGAATTCCGTAAAAGAGTATTAGGTGATAAAGATTACAAATTTATTCTATTTTGGATGAATCGTAATATCAAACGAAAACAACCATCTGATGTCATTTGGGCTTATAAACGTTTCGTAGATGGATTACCAATTGAAGATAGGGATAAGACTTGTCTAATAATGCATACCCAAGCGGTTGACCAAAATGGAACAGATTTGTTTAAAGTAAAGGAAACTATTTGTCCTGATTATGAAGTTAAGTTCTCAGAAAGTAGAATTTCACAAGAGGAATTAAATTGGTACTATAACTTATCAGATTGTACCATTAACATTGCAGGTAATGAAGGATTTGGATTAACAACTGCAGAATCAGTAATGGCCGGAACTCCTATTATTGTAAATGTTACGGGTGGATTACAAGACCAATGTGGATTTACATTAGATGGTAAAGAATTAACGGCAGAAGATTATGTGAAAATCGGTTCGGTACATGATTGGAGAGTATGGTCAGATAAGTTAGGGCATGGAGAATGGGTTAAACCAGTATTCAGTAAAGTTCAAACACTTGTAGGTTCAGTTCCAACACCCTATATTATTGATGATAAGGTGGATATTTACGATACTGCAGATGCAATTAGGTATTGGTATGATATTCCTAAGAAAGACCGTAAAAAGAGGGCGTTAGCAGGCAGGAAATGGATGTTAAACGAAGGTGGGTTAAATCATACAAATATGTGTAAAACTCTTTCTGATGGTATGGAAACGGCTTTCCAAAATTGGAGACCTAAAGAAAGATTTGGATTATATAAATTAAAATAATATGAAAGTAAGCATAAAAAGGTTACATGAAAACGCAATACTCCCATTTTACGCAAAGGAAAGTGATGCGGGTATGGATTTGGTGGCAACATCAATTAAAGAAAATACTACATTTCAAATAACATACGGATTAGGTATAGCATTAGAAATACCAGAAGGGTTTATGGGTTTAATATTTCCACGTTCATCTATTAGAAATATGGAACTTATTTTAAGTAATTCAGTTGGAGTGGTTGATGCTGGATATAGAGGAGAACTTCAAGCAACATTCGTTAAAACAAATGGACTTGATTCCCTAGCATATAAAGTGGGAGATAGAGTTTGTCAACTTATAATCGTACCACATCCAATCGTAGAATGGACAGAAGTAAATGAATTAAATAATACCGAAAGAGGAGCCGGAGGGTTCGGTTCAACCGGAAAATAAAAAATAAAATATGAGCAAACCATTATTAGTATTTCAAGCACCAGTTTTTACAAGGAGTGGATATGGTGACCATAGTAGAGATTTACTTCAAAGTTTATTTGATTTAGATAAATATGATGTGAAAGTAGTACCAACTCGTTGGGGAACTACACCACAAAATCAACTTGATGGTGTGAGTGAATTTAGTAAAAAAGTATTGAGTAGTGTTATTACAACGTTAGATAAAGAACCTGATGTATATATTCAGGTTACAGTTGCTAATGAATTTAAAAAAATGGGTAAATACAATATTGGCATCACGGCCGGAGTTGAAACTACCCTAGCACCAAAGGATTTTATTGATGGTTGTAATCGAATGGATTTAGTTTTAGTACCATCTAAATTTACAAAAGAGGTATTACAAAAAACTTCATTTGCTGAAGTGGATAAAGCAACAAATCAAAAAATTAGAGATATCAATGTTCAAACTCCAATTGAAGTTCTTTTTGAAGGAGTTGATTTAGATATTTTTTTAAATAGAACTAATCAAGAGACAGATGTACTTGCTAATACTGAAAAATTAGATAAAAAAATAGAAACTGATTTTAATTTCTTATTTGTAGGTCATTGGTTGAGTGGAGATTTAGGACAAGATAGAAAAGATGTAGGAATGTTAATTAAAACATTTTGTACTATTTTTAAATCCCTTCCAAAAAATAAACAACCCGGTTTGATATTAAAAACATCTATGGCTGGATTTAGTATTATTGATAGAGAGGATATTAGTGAGAGAATTAAAACCATAACTAAAGAATATGGTGAAAATTGTCCACCTATTTATTTATTATTTGGAGATATGAAACCAAGCGAAATAGCAAATTTATATCATCACCCAAAGGTAAAGGCTATGATATCATTTACTAAAGGTGAAGGATATGGTCGACCTCTGGCAGAATTTGCTGCAACGGGTAAACCGATTATAGTTTCAAAATGGAGTGGATTAACTGATTTTTTACCTGAATCCAATACTATTTATTTAGATGGAGAACTAACAAAGGTACATCCATCAGCAGCAAATCAATTCCTAATGGCTGAATCACAATGGTTCTCCGTAAATTATTCAACTGC